GCATGGGTTTTAATTATTCTTATGGGTATTACCACTATCCTAACTTTGGCATTTCCAGACAGACTTGCAGAAGCAGAGAGTATTCTTATGACGCAGTATATATCGATGTGTGGTCTTGTGGGAGCATATTTTGGTTTTAGTGCTTTAGGTGGTAAGAAGTGATTGAAGCAAATGGTTGGGATAACCACGAAGATACATTTGAAGAAACAATACGAAGAGAACTTTTAGCTGCACAACAAACTATATATGTACTAAAAGAAGATAATAAAGAATTAACTAAAGCATATTATATATTGTTAAAAGAAAACGAGAGGTTAAAAAAATTAAATTAATGGATTTTACAGATAGATTAAGAGAGGAACTAAAAATAGATGAAGGATGTAAATACGAAGTATATCTGGACCACCTTGGATTACCTACGTTTGGTATCGGACATCTCATCACTAAAGATGACCCTGAGCACCAAATGGGGATGGGCACACCTGTTGACGAAATACGAGTCAACGAAGTCTTTGAACAAGATATAAATGTTACAATAGGTGAGTGTAAAAGATTATTTGATGATTGGGATAAACTACCTGAAGAAGTACAATTAATTATAGCTAATATGATGTTTAATATGGGCAGACCTAGATTATCTAAATTTAAGAAAATGATACAAGCTATCAGAGATGGCGATTGGATTGAAGCAGGAAATCAAATGCAGGACTCAAGATGGTACAAACAAGTAACAAACAGAGCAGACAGACTTATATCTCGAATGAAAGCAGTAGGCTTGAGTTAAAAAAACAAAAACAAAGAAGAAAACATATAGAAAACTTAAAAGAGTTTTTTAAACCTAGAGAAAGAAAGTTTATAAAACATGGCTAGAAAACTAACAGAAAGACAACAAAAATTTATTGATGCACTATTTTCAGAAGCAAATGGTAGTATTAAAGACGCTAAAATTATCGCAGGGTATTCACCTAATACAAACAATCAAGAAATAATAAAAGGTATAAAAGACGAAATATTTGAAGCTACACAGCTATACATGGCAAGTAATGCACCTCGTGCAGCAATGGCTATGGTAGGTGGATTAGTTGATCCTACAGAATTAGGTATACGAGATAAGATGGCAGCAGCTAAAGAATTACTAGATAGAACAGGTTTGATAAAAACAGAGAAGGTACAAGTAGAAGCATCAGGTGGTGTTATGCTTATGCCAACTAAAAAACCTGTAGAAGATGATGACTAGAAGTGCAGGTAAGTGGGAGTTACCACAACCAACAGATATAAAAGAAGACGATGAGTGGATTTCTATTCCACGAATTGCAAGAACAATACCTTTTGGTTATGTACAAGATAAAGATGATCCTTATATATTAAATCCTGTGCAAGATGAATTAGATAAGTTAGAGTTAGCTAGAAAACATATAAAACAATATTCGTATAGAGAAGTATCAAATTGGTTGTCTACACAGACAGGAAGATACATATCACATGTAGGTTTAAGAAAAAGATTACAGAATGAGCAGAACCGTAAGAACACAGCTAGAAGCCTACGCAAGTGGGCAGAATATGCAGAAAAGGCGATCTCCAAGGCGAAAGAAATCGAACAAAGTAGAACAGGAGCAAAAGCCTACGCTAACTAGCAATATAGTTGAGGATGTTGAAAAACCAACTATTGAAGAACAGAATGTAGTATTTGCACCTAATGAAGGTCCTCAAACAGAGTTTCTTGCTGCATCTGAAAGAGAAGTTTTATACGGTGGTTCAGCAGGTGGTGGCAAATCGTTTGCTATGTTAGCTGATCCTCTTAGATATATGGGTCATCCACAGTTTAGTGGATTACTCTTACGACATACTACAGAAGAACTAAGAGAACTTATATTTAAATCTCAAGAGTTATATCCAAAAGTATGGAAGGGTATAAAGTGGTATGAAAGAAAAATGCAATGGGTAGCACCATCAGGTGCGAGATTGTGGATGTCATATCTTGATAGAGATGAAGACGTTATGCGTTATCAAGGTTTGGCTTTTAGTTGGATAGGCTTTGATGAATTAACACAATGGGGAAGTCCTTTTGCTTGGAATTATATGCGTTCACGTTTACGTTCTACAGCACCTGACTTACCAATATTTATGAGAGCAACAACTAATCCGGGTGGTATAGGACATCATTGGGTTAAGAAGATGTTTATAGATCAAGCACCCTACGGAAAGGCATTTGATGCAACAGATATTGAAACAGGAGAAATCCTTAAATACCCAGCAGGACATAGAAAAGCTGGGAAGTCTTTATTCAAGAGGAGATTTATTCCTGCAAGATTATCTGATAATCCATACCTCGCAGAAAGTGGAGACTATGAAGCAATGCTACTTTCCCTTCCTGAACAACAGAGAAGACAACTCTTGGAAGGTGATTGGGATATTAAAGAAGGTGCAGCATTTACTGAGTTTAACAGGGATATACATGTTGTTGAACCATATAGTATCCCTAATAATTGGGTTAAGTTTCGTGCTTGTGACTATGGTTATGGCAGTTACTCAGGGGTTGTTTGGTTTGCTGTTTCACCTGCTGAACAACTTGTGGTATACCGTGAACTCTACGTATCGAAAGTTCTTGCAACAGACTTAGCAGATATGGTTTTAGATTTAGAGTCAGGTGATGGTAATATAAAGTATGGAGTATTAGACTCTAGTTTGTGGCACAAAAGAGGTGATACAGGTCCTTCTCTTGCAGAACAAATGATTACACGAGGTTGTAGATGGAGACCATCAGACAGAAGTAAAGGTTCTCGTGTAGCAGGTAAGAACGAATTACATAGGAGATTACAGGTAGATGAGTTTACAGAAGAACCAAGATTAGTGTTCTTTAATAACTGTACAAATCTAATATCACAAATACCTGCAATACCATTAGACAAGAAAAATCCTGAAGATGTAGATACTAAATCTGAAGATCACTTATATGATGCACTAAGATATGGCATTATGTCAAGACCTAGATTTAGTATATTTGATTATGATCCTATGGGTGCACCATCAAGTAGTATGCCTGTAGCTGATGCAACATTTGGATATTAAGGAAACAACATGGCTGAAGAAGACATTATGATTGAAGACGATGCTATCGCACTAGAAGACGGTGGGATGACAGAAACTGATGAGTCAGGTATAATACCATTCATTATGGATAAATACCATCGTGCTGACAAGTACAGAGAGAATGACGAGGTAAGATGGTTACGTTCTTATAGAAACTATAGAGGTATATATGGTTCAGACGTACAATTTACAGAAGCAGAAAAGTCAAGAGTATTTATAAAAGTAACTAAAACAAAAACACTTGCTGCTTATGGTTCAATTGTTGATGTTTTATTTGCAAATAATAAGTTTCCATTAAGTATAGAACCAACAGAATTACCTGAAGGTGTTGTAAGCGATGTTCACTTTGATCCAAAAGAACCTGATGAATTAAAAAATAGTATGGATATGCAGTCACCATACGGCTATGCAGGTGATGGTCAAGATTTACCTGCAGGTGCAACAGAAGCAAGTTTAAAAGATAAACTAGGACCTTTAAAAGAAAAACTGTCAGATATAGATAATTTAAAAGAAGGAGCAGGAACTACACCAACTTCTGTTACTTTTAGTCCTGCAATGATTGCAGCAAAAAGTATGGAAAAGAAAATACATGACCAACTTGAAGAGTCAGGTGCAAATAAACATTTAAGAAGCACAGCTTTTGAAATGGCATTGTTTGGCACAGGTGTAATGAAAGGACCTTTTGCTGTAGACAAAGAGTATCCTAATTGGAATGATGAAGGTGATTATAGTCCTATATTTAAAACTGTACCTCAAGTTAATCATGTATCTGTGTGGAACTTTTATCCTGATCCTGATGCAAACAATATGGATGAAGCAACTTATGTAATTGAAAGACATAAGATGTCAAGAAGTCAATTACGTAGTTTAAAAAGAAGACCACATTTTAGAGATAGTGTAATAGAAGAAGCTATTGAAGATGGTGAAAACTACAGTAAAGAATCTTGGGAAGATGATCTATCTGATTATGCACCTGAGTATGGTGTAGAAAGATATGAAGTTCTTGAGTATTGGGGTATGTGTGATACTGATATGCTTAGAGAACAACATGTAGAAATACCAAAAGAACTACAAGACTTTGATGAACTACAAATAAATGCATGGATATGTAATGGTAAACTATTACGTATGGTTCTTAATCCATTTAAACCTGCTAAGATACCTTATGTAGCTGCACCTTATGAACTTAATCCATATTCATTCTTTGGTGTTGGTATAGCTGAAAACATGGATGATACACAGACATTAATGAATGGCTTTATGAGAATGGCTGTAGATAATGCTGTGCTATCAGGTAATATGTTAATAGAGGTAGATGAAACTAATCTAGTTCCGGGACAAGACTTGTCTGTATATCCGGGTAAGATATTTAGAAGACAGGGTGGAGCACCGGGTCAAGCTATCTTTGGTACAAAGTTTCCTAATGTATCTAATGAAAATATGCAACTGTTTGATAAAGCAAGACAGTTAGCAGATGAGTCAACAGGATTACCGTCATTTGCTCATGGTCAAACAGGTGTTACAGGTGTAGGTAGAACAGCTAGTGGTATATCTATGCTAATGAACGCAGCAAGTGGCAGCGTAAAAACAGTTATAAAAAATGTAGATGATTATTTATTAAGACCTTTAGGTGAAGGTTTATTTAGATTTAATATGCAGTTTGATTATGACTCTAAAATAAAAGGTGACTTAGAAGTTAAAGCAAGAGGAACAGAAAGTTTAATGGCTAACGAAGTTAGATCACAAAGACTAATGCAATTTTTACAGGTTGCAAGTAATCCTGCTCTAGCACCTTTTGCTAAGTTTCAATATGTGATAAGAGAGATTGCTAAATCATTAGACCTTGATCCTGATAAGGTAACAAACAACATGAATGATGCAGCAATACAGGCAGAACTAATGAAGGGCTTCCAACAACCTATGCCACAACAACCACCACAGCAACAAGGACAACCACAACAAGCACCTGCAGGAGCAGATGTAGCTGATCCAACAGGAGCAGGTGGTGGAACAATAGGAACAGGACAAGCACCTATTCCGGGTGAACAAGGATTTACAGGAGTACCTCAGAATCGTGGACAAACAAATACTCAGCAAACTGAAACCGTTGGTGAACAACAACCACCATTGGGAAGCATTCAATAACTATATAGAACAGTTAATAATACGACAACATAAAGCATTAGAACAATCTGATAATAGTATTCTAATGTATAGATCACAAGGTGCAATAGCATCTTTACGTAGACTTAAACTATTAAGAGACGAGGTAAATGGTTAGTTTAGCAGAACAAACTAAAAATGTATTTGGTGAAAAACCAATAGAAATACCTACTGTAGGTTTACCTGCACCTTTACCTGATCCTTATTCTCCTGAAATAAGTGCTATACGTAAAAAAATGATTTTAGAAGATATACCAAAGCAAGTACCTAAAGTAATAAAAGGTGCAGCATTAAGTATACCTGCAATACCATCTGATTTAGTTGATTTAGCTAAACTTGCAAATGATTTAAATAATCAATATGGTCCAGACTTTATTACAAAATCACCTGTAACAAAATTTTTTACAAGAGCAGTAGACAAAACTCAAAAAGCTATAGGTAGAGAACAGTTTTCTAAACTTATGAAAACTATTGGTATAAATGATAATCCTAATGACCCTGCTCAACTAATTGGAGAACTGTCAACTGTTTTAATTGGATTACCTTTAGCTGTATCTAAAGTAGGTACGAAAGGAGGAAAAGAGGGTTTAAAACAAATACCACTTAAACAAACTGCAATAGATAAACCTAAACAAACTGCTATATCTACAAAAGTAGATGATACTGCACCAAAAGACCCATCAAGAAGAAAATTTATGAAAGGTGTAGCAGGAACAGCAGGAGCAATTACAGCTGCACCTCTTATAAAAGCATCATCATTAATACCTAAAGCTGATATAGCTACAGCAATACAAAAGAGTTATCAATCTTTAGTACCTGCTATACAAAATTTTAGAGCAGAAAAATTTGTATTAAATGATAATCTAGATACATTTTTTGATTTAAGAGATAGTGGTAATATACAAGATAAATTTTTTAAAATAAAACAAGCAACAGATTCTGCAGGAAAACCTATGCAACAGTATTATGAATATGATTATGATACAGAAACTCAAAATTTAGAAGAACTTAAAAATAAAAATATTGCAGATAAAGAAGCATTAAAAATAGGTTTAGATAAACACACACAAATTTTAGAAGATTATAAAAAACAAATTAGTGCAGATTTAAATATTCCATTAAGTAATGTAATAATTGTTAAAAATAAAAGAGAGGGATTAAAAGATTATAAAAATATTGCTACAGGTAAGGTAATTAAAGAAGTTTCTGATATTCAAGATTTAGATTTATTATCAAGTGCTGAACTAGATAAAGGAGGTTTAACAACATTTGCTAGAACACATTTTAATGATTTAAACCCTACTGGTAATTTTGATTCAAACCAAGCATGGCTAACACCTGATGGTGTTGTTGTAACTAATCAACAAAGATTACAAGGCATGATTGAAAGTGTATCTAACATAAGAAATCCTAAAAAACATATACAAATTAAACAAGACTTAAATACAGTGGTTAAAGAATATAAAGAACTTTTAAACCTTATATTTGATAATAGACCAGATTATAAAAAATTTGGTAGTCAAGCACAATATGAGTTTTATGGTTATGATGATGCTACTGAGGAATTAATTGCTCTTGCAAGAGATATAGAATCAAAAATAAATCCAAACGTCTTTGAAAAAATAATGTATTCTATTGTTGACGGAAAAGCTACAAAAATGAGTGATTTAGGCATGGAAAATTTTAAAGATGGAAAAATATCTTATTTTGTAGACAAATTTTACAGCTATTTTGCAAAAGAGGATGCAAATATTAGTTCATCTCTTGAGAGTATAGATGGTATATTTAAAATATTTAATTTTATGAATAATCCTAATCTTAATAATATGACAAATAAAAAAATTATATTTTTAAAAGATTTTTATGATGGTAATGTTTATCAGCGTTATATAAATCAATTGCTCTTGCAGCTTGATAATGTAAATGAAGTAAATATTTTTGATAAGTTAAATTTAAATATGAAGAAAGCATTTAAGCCTGTAAGAACAACTATTGGTAGTAAATCTTTATATAAAACAGGTGATAAAGAAACAATATTAGATACAGGAGATGAAAATGTTATTCAAGATCATTTAGCTAACTATTCAGGAACAGGTATGTATGAATCTGATGATATAGGTTTTCCAACGCAGTACGAATTAAATTTATTATCAGAAGATAGAATAGACAGAATTACTAATTTAGATGATTTATATGCTGAGATAAAAAGAATTTTACCTAATTTAAGACTTATGGGCGAAGGAGATGATAATCCTATTTTACCAGATTTAGATGCTATATATACATTATCTAAAACAAGAGATTTAAGAATTGTTAGATTATCAGACGAAGAAACTGAATTTAAATCAGATAAACTATTAAGTTTTTTAAAATATTTTAATTCTAGAAATAAACCTAATTTAAAAGAGGGTGTTATTTCTGGCACTTTTGTTCCACCAAAAGATAAAGATAAATTTGATTTTGATTATGGAAATGCAAGAATTGATGATGGCATATATAAACTTCATGCACTATTAAAAAATAGATATATGAATCTTGTAAAATACAAAGGTATGCCTGTTGAAAAAGCAAGAGATTTAGTAAATAAAGAATTTAAAAAAGCTGTGAATGTTAGTTATATAGATAGATTATATAAATATTCTCAAACTAAGTTTGGTAAAATAAGAATGAGTAAAGAAGCATTAAATCAAATGCAAAAAAAATATTTAGAACAAGCAAAATTATTAGATGTTAGTTTACCTACTACAGGTTTAGATTCGCAATTAGCAATTAATTTTTCAAAAGGAAATAAATATTTTAAAGCAAACGATATGACAGCTTTACAAGATAGACGTTTACCTCAAACACAACAATTATATCAAACAGGTGAAGGTCGGCTTCGTTATCCTTATGATGAAAGTATAGGAGAATTAATAAACTCAATAGAATTGTCTGCAGATGAAATAGCTAAATCGTTAGGAAGTAATTTAAAAAAAGTATATTCATTAACAGATCAAACAACTAAAATGTTAAAAGGTGCAGACAAAGCTATAACAGCATTAGAAGCACCAAAAGTTAAATACACAAAAGATGTATATCATTTAGGTAAGGGAGAAATAGTAGGAGATAAGTTTGATTTTATGGGAGACTCTGATATTGGAGTTCATGTAGGCACACAAACACATGCAAAAGCAGCAGCTAAAAAATACTTTGTAGAAAAAGGAGATGTTACAAATGATCCTACAGTAGATTTTACACCTGATAAAAGCGAAGATGTTCTTCAAGGAGGACAATATAAAGTAAAAGGACAAAGAACTTTTCCTCTACAACTTGCAGATGATTTAAAACCTGCTCGTGTTCCTGATATAGGTTTATTTAAAGAGCCACGTTTTTGGATATATAATTTAACAATACCTTCTAATGATCCTATTAAAATGGATTTAGCAACAACAGATGCAAAAGGAAATGAAAGTTTAGAAGCTATGTCTAAATTTCAAAAAAAACCTAAAATAAATTATAAAGGTGTAACTTATTATATGTCAGACAAAGCTGTAGATATAAACATGGATGAAAAATTATGGGAAGATTTTGTTAAAGCTGCAGTAGACGAACAAGCTAAACGTAAAAAGTTAAAAATATATGGTTCTAAAGAAAGAAAAGAATGGTTTGAAAAGTTAAAGAAAATAACAAATGACAATGGTTATGACTCATTTATATATAAAAATGAAAAAGAAGCTACTGAAACACAAAGAGCAACAGATAGCTTAGAAGATAGTTTTATGTTATTTGAACCTGATCAAATTAAATATAAATTTGCTAAGACACAAACAAAAGGTGATCCTAGATTAGATAGATACAAAGGTGGTATGATATGATGCAACAACAAATGAGCCTATTTCAAGAAGGTGGATTAGAACAAGACGGTGGAACAGTTGATCCTGTATCAGGCAACGAAGTACCTGTAGGTTCTGCACAAGAAGAAGTTAGAGATGATATACCTGCACAACTAAGTGAAGGAG